AGTTGGTAGAGTTGTTGAATGGGATGCAACAAATAATATATTATATTACTTGCAAGAAAGATTTTCTGATTATGGTGTAGACAGTTCAGGTAATTCTGTAGCATTTTCTGGTGCAAATGTGATTACAGGTGCAAACTCTAGTGTGACAGGTACACCATCATCTACTGCATCAGAAACTGTAGATAGTATAGCATTTACTAGTGGTTATGCTAATCCAGAATTACATCCTGATAGTGGAGAGATTATATACATAGAAAATAGAAGACCTATTTCTAGAGCTTCTGACCAAACAGAAGATATTAAAATTATAGTTGAGTTTTAAGAATGGCACAAAAAACAAATTTAAATGTAACACCTTATTATGATGATTTTGAGGAAGGCGATAATTTTCACAAAGTTTTATATAGACCAGGTTTTGCAGTTCAAGCAAGAGAATTAACTTCTCAACAATCAATATTACAAAATCAAATAGAAAAGATGGGACGAAACATCTTCAAAGAAGGTGCTGTAATTTCAGGTGGTGAAGTTGGTTTAGATAAAAAGTATTATGCTGTAAAAGTACAAGGTACATTTAATACTACTGATATAACTTCTAATATTTCTAGTTATGTTAATAAAGTTATAACTGGTGCATCATCTGGTGTTTCAGCTTTAGTTGTTGGTACTGCAGATGCTGCAGGTGATGATCCAATAACATTATTTGTAAAATATTTAAATCCAGATAACACTGGTGATGTAACAACATTTACAGATGGTGAAAATTTATCTGCAAATGGTGTAGTAGGTAGTTTTATTGATGGCCAAGAATCGTTAACAGTAGATACATCTAACGCAACGGCAACAGGTTCAGCTGTAACAGTAGCTTCTGGTACTTATTTTGTTAGAGGATATTTTGTTAATGTATCTGAACAAACTTTAGTGCTTGACAAATATTCAAACACACCATCATATAGAGTTGGTTTTACTGTTACCGAAGATTTAGTTACTCCTGAAGAAGATAGCACATTATTTGATAATGCAACTGGCACATCAAATGAAAATGCTGCAGGTGCACACAGACTAAAAATAACATTAACACTTTCTAAGTTAGGACTTACAGAAACTAACGATACAAATTTTGTAGAGTTAATGAGAATTAATTTAGGTAATACATTATCTGCTGCACGACCAACAGAATATGCTGTTTTAGGTGATACTCTTGCAAGAAGAACATATGATGAATCAGGACACTATGTTGTTAGAGATTTTAGACCAGACATCAGAGAAAGTTTAAATGATGGTGTAAACAATGGAGTATTTGATGCAGGGTCAATTACAGATGATGGAGCAACAACATCTGACGATTTACTTGCAATACACTTGACTCCTGGTAAAGCATATGTTGCTGGATATGAAATAGAAAAAAATCATCCAACTTTTGTTGATTTACCTAAACCAAGAACCACTGAAAATGTTGATTCAGCAATAACTCCAATAGAAGTAGGTAACACAGTTAAAGTAAATAATGCATTTAATTCACCTGATGTTACACCAGAAATCTCAGGTAAAAGTGTACCATACAATGAAGTTTTATTACACGACACATTTACTAATTCAAAACTTACAGATACAGCTGCTGGTCCAGGAAGAGGAACACAAACATCAAGTATTCAAACTAATGGTGGTCACGAAATAGGTATTGCTCGTGTGAGAAGTTTTGGTTTTGATGAAAATAACTCCACAGTAACTGATTTCTTATCAAATAGTGCAGATAATGATTCACAGTTTAATGTAGGATTATTTGATATTAAAATGTTTACAGAGTTACAATTAAGTGGAACTGCTGGTACTGGTCAATTAGGAACTTCACCAGATTATGGAACTAAAGTTACTGGTGCTAATTCAGGTGCAATTGGTTTTGTGCATGATGTAAGTGGTGCCTATGTTTATCTAACAAATGTTAGTGGTATTTTTTCAACAGGTGAAAAACTGAAATCAACTTCTTGTACAGCGTCTGATGAACTAGTTGATGATAATGCAACTCCAGGTTCAGGTACAGACTTAACAATTAGTGCAGTAAAAAGTTTTGATATCGGTAGTGTAAAACAAATGTTTATGTCAGACAGTTTTTCTAACCAAGCTGATTTCACAGCTGATTGTATACAAGAGTCAAGATTTAATCTTTCAGGTTCTGTTTCTCTAAGTAGAAATTCAAATGTTCTTTCAGGAACCAATACTTTATTCAATGCAGAATTAAGAGTTGGTGATGTCATAGAAGTACCAACAGGTAGTGGTGACGGAGTTGAAAAAATTGTTATTGAAAGTGTAACTGATAATACTACTGCAACATATTATTGTGTAGAAGGTGGTAAAGTATCAGCTACTTCTGCAACAACCCACTCTAGTGGTACTGCAACATTCACATCAACTGCAGCATTTACAGCATCATCTGGAACAGTATTAAGTGGTTCTGGTAGTAGAACTGTGATTTTCCAAAATCATGCAGTTAATGGTTATAATGGTAGAGCCACTATTACATATGCCACCAACAATACTGTGACATACTCAGTAAACACTTCAATCACAACACCAGATACAGCAACACCTAGTGATGTTGACATTGTATTAATTTCAAATGATGTATCTTTGGTACCTGCAGTTAGAACAAGAACAAAAATAAATGATACTAATAAAAATATACTATTAAGAAAAACAACGAAGAAGTATGCAAAATCAATGTTAACTGAAGACAACAATGGTGTTTCACAAACTTCATTTACATTTCAAAGACAATTCATAACAACATCAAATAGTGGTGCAGTTTCTATTACTTGTGGATCAAATGAAACATTTAATGCAATATCAAATTCAAAATATACTATTTCTGTTTTAGATAATGGTTCAGGTTCAGGTTGTGCTGATGGTGATGTTATTGACATTGATGATATGACTTCTACTGCATTATCAGGTGGTAATCAAACTGCAACATTTACGGATGCAACAGTATTTGATACTGATGATATAGTTGTTAAAATAACTGCAACCATAACAGCAACTACTCAACAACAAAAAAACAAAACTAATAATCCTTGTAATTTAGTTCTTGTAGATAATGATGGAATAGCTGGAGGAGCTGAGTATGGTTCGTCAGCTCATCACCACGAGATATCATTAGGTAGACCAGATTATCATAAAATTAGAGCAATATATGAATCAGTTGATAATTCAACAGATCCTAAAGTACCACAGTTTTCAGGAAACATTTCAACTGGTACATTCTTAAAAGGTGAAAGAATTAAAGGTGACACCTCTGGTGCACTTGGTGAACTTATTACAACTGGTCCAACAACATTTCATTATGTATTATTATCAACAACTGATTTTAGCAATAGTGAAACATTCACAGGACAATCAAGTGGAGCTACAGGTACAGTAACAACAGTTACAGCTGGTGACAATGTGGTAACTTCTGATTATGTTTTAGATGATGGTATGAGAGATTCATTTTATGATATTTCTAGAATTGTTAGAAAGGCACACAGAGATGCTCCTGTTGGTAAATTATTAATTGTTGGTGATTATTTCTCTCACTCAGCTGGTGCATTTTTTACTGTAGACTCTTATTCAACTATTGACTATGATGATATACCTGTTTACACAGCAACAAGAATAGATACAGAACAAAGACAACCTAGAGGTCGTTTCTTATTACACGATGCAATAGATTTTAGACCAACTGTAGCTAACTCATCATTTGCAGCTGTAACAACTTCAACACAAAGTTTAGATGCAGATAAAGTAGATAGTTTTTCTTTTAGTTTTAATTATAGAAATTACACAGGAACTGGTGCAGTTGTGGTAAACATACCTGAAGACAATTCTAATTTTCAATATGATTTAGATTTTTATGTAGGTAGAAAAGATAGTTTATTTCTAACTAAAGATAAAGAATTTATTTTACAACAAGGTTTAGCAGCTGAATTAGAATTAGCAGAATTTCCAAAAGAATTATCTGAAGCTGAAGGAATGAAAATTGCAGACATAGAATTACAACCATATGTCAAAGATGCAGAGCAAGATGTAAAAATGTTCTTAGAAAAGAACGGCCGATATACAATGAGAGATATTGGTAGATTAGAAAACAGAATTCAAAGATTAG